CATCAGTAGAAACAGAAATTGCAGTTCCTACATTTTCCCTATAAGTTAAAATATCTCCAGTTGATAATCCATGATCTTTAATATACATGGATTTAGTGGGAATAAAAACTTCACTCAATCCTACTCCAGGATTTACAAATACTATAGTAGAACCAATACCCACTCCAGAAATAGTACCCAATCCTACAGATTCTGTTGGATTGAAATATATTTCTCTATCAAGTCTCACATTTCCATTATCAGTTCTTCCTGAAGTTCTAAAAGTGAAACTTCTAGGTTTTTGAAATACCAAAGAATTAGCAGTATGAGCAACTCCTGTAGTAGAGTTCCATTCTCTTATTACTCTAATTCTAGATGAATCTTGATCTACATCCAAAACTTTTACACATTCACTACCTATTCCAAGAACATCATTTGATCTAATAAAAGGATATTTAATCGATCCAGATAAATTAAAATACGTTACAATACCAGTACTAGAAGAATTTCCTACCCCAGTATATAATTTAAAATAACTAGTTGATATACCACAAGATTTTATAGAATTATTTGTTATTCCAGTAGTATTCAAACCCACAATATTAACTACTTGATCTACATAAAAATTATGAGGAATAGTAGTATATCCCACATATTGATTAGATCCTGAAGGTAAGAATTCTACATTAGAAAATTCACTATTAGCAATACTAATTTGATTTATAGTTTTACCGCTAATAACTTTTATTGTAGATCTAGCACCATAACCACCATCTCCGATATTATTAAATACTAAAGTATCATTTACTTTATATTCATCCCCTCCAGTGTTAATTCCTATTCTATCTAAATATCCAGCAGCTATAGATTTAACATAAGTTTTTTGCTTACTAATATCACTAGGATCTGATAAAAAATCATAAGTTGTTTCATTGTAAAGGAAATTATAAGCATTAGTATTTCTAACTAAATCAGTAGTATTTAAATCAACAAAATCTTGATTTGATTGATAATCAAAATTATATTCTATAGGTTCTGATTTAAATGTATTTCCTATAAAATAAGGGAATTGTGGTTTTCTATAATTTTTAAAAGATCCTTCTGAATCTTTAGCTTCTGGATTAATGGTAGCAAAATATGCATAAACTCCATTAGGAAATTCTGGTGTTTTACAAAATCTTCCGTTGTGTTCATCTAAATTTTTGTCAGGACTATAAACATAATCTTCTACAAAATAACCATTAGGATAAATTTGATCTCCATTAGCAGTAAGAGGATTAGGTCTATCAGTAGATATAGAAATAGAATATCCAGATTCAAGAATTATAATAGGACCACCAGAATTAGATGAATATCCATAGGGACCATAAATGGGAGATCCATCATACGACCATCCCAATATAGGAGAATGTGTAGTTGAATCTTTTTCTATATCATTTTCAAGAACTAAATCTGGAACATAAACTTCTTTATTTCCTATTGATTTCTTTATATAAGTAGATTGTCTTAATTTTCTAGGAGCATAAAGGTGAGAATATTGAAGTCCATAATTTGAATTTAATCCAGTACTTACAATTCCATCATCGGATGTAATTTGATTATTGTTTATCAATCTTTCTACAGTATTAATAGTCCAAGTTTTGGCATTAGAATAAAAATTAGCTCCATCACCATTAGATGTTACCGTTATACTTGCATTAGAAGATGTGTATCCAATACCACTATGTACTATCTTAACAGAATCTATTGTTCCTCCTTTTAAAATAGGAATAATTTTACTTCCTGCTCCATCACCCAATAATTTTAAATCTGGAGGAGAATTATATTCAGTTCCAGAATTAAGTACAATTACTTCAGATAATTTTCCATCTACATCTATAATAGGATAAAGTTGAGCATTTTTACCTTTCTTTAAATTAAAAAGAGGTTGTCTATTATAGTTGATAATATCAGCTGATCCATATCCTTCTCCACCATCTGAGATATAAACAGATTCTATAGATCCTCTTACAACAGGTCTTAATGAAGCTTCAAAATTTTGACCTGAATGAGTAGATACTCCAATATGTCCTTCTACTGATATAGAAATTGGTGGATAATTAAATTCATGAGTTCCTGATCCAGAAGAAGTGAAATTTATATACTCTTTATTTCTGAGATAATAATTAGGTGCAGTAGAACCAACTCCCACAGAAGATAATCTAAAAGCACCACCATCTACTACTGTAACATAATAATTTGTTAAAGTAGTAAGGCCAGTAATAGGAGTGGCTGTAGTATTATATTGTATTAATTCACCATTCTTATATCCATGATTTTTAATTGAAATAATATGAGATGAAGTATTAATACCAGATGCAGTAACTGAAGTTAATCTATTAGTATAACCTTTTCCAGAACTTCCAATACTTACAGAACTAACTATTCTTTTTTGATTAGCACATTTCAATTCTTGAATACCAGATCCATAACCAGTAAGACTTATAGAAGAAACTCCTGTTATTGCATCATCATAATTTTTATGTAATGATACTGTAGTAGAATCTTTAATAGCACAATAATATGCTGCCTCTGTAGTTAATCCAGCAATAGCTGTTTCTCCTTGAGCATTGTAAATAATAAGTTCACCATCTCTAAATTTATGATAAGTAGAGAATCCAATTGTATTATTAGTAAGATCAACTAATCCACCAATTTGAGTAGCAATAAATTTTACAGAATGATCAACTAAAGTTAAATTAGGATAAGCAATACATCCAGAACCATTTCCACCAGTTATTTTTATTGTCGGTGTTGTAAGATAATCAAATCCACCATCCAAAACATCTATTCCCTCTACAAATCCTTTAACTTCGCAAAAAGCAGATACTCCAGTTCCTACTGAATCAGTAATTGATAAAATAGGAGGATTAATGACGTCATAATTATCTCCACCACTTGTAACAGCAATTTCATCTATAGGTCCATAATTAACTACATCTTTAGACTTATAATTAAGTATCTCTACACCATTAATTAAAATACCAGTTTTACCTGAATTTGTTACTTTTGAATTTATAGATGCTATAGGGTCTTGTATTTTTCTTATTAATTTTTGAGATTGTATGGTTTTTTCTGCGAATTCAGCACTTTCTAACTTATTATTAGTTACACTTCCAGAAAAAGATATAAAATCTTCATTAGCAATATTTGCGTTACTTTTAGCAAGTTGAATAGTATTAATATCAACCTTCTTGACAAAATACTCATCCTCTGTTATATTTAATTTATTATCACTACCTTGTCCTACATATTTTACCTTTTCACCAGTAATTAATCCATGATTAGGTACAGTTATCTCATCACTTTCCTCAAAAGATCCTGAAAATAAAATATCAGTTTCTCTAATATCCAAAGCTTCATTAGAATAATTTGGAATAGAAGGAGATGTAATATAAACTACATCATCATCTGAATAAGAATTTTGAATATTAGCTGTATAAATGCTAGCACTAGGATAATTACTTAAATTAACCTTTGATAATAATCTTTGAATCTTATAATTTACAGAAGTAGATAATTCACCAGATCCTTTTATTAAAACTTGTTTTGAACTCACCAGAGAAATAATAGAACACGATAATCCATTAATAAGAGCATTATCTCCTACAAGAAAAGCATGAGGATTATGTAAAGTTAATTTATAAGTAAAGTTTGAAGAGTCTATAAGTTCAATAGATTCTACATCATAAGTAGAGGAAATATTAGAAAAAAGATTTTCTACTATTTTACTCTTAGAATTAAATCCAAGACCTTGAGTTTCAATAACATCTCCAATTTCACTGTAAATAGTATCTGTAAGAATAAGATCTAAATCAGATAAAACTCCAGTTACTCTCACTTTTACTACATTAGCCGTTCCTATTCCAGAATATCCATAAACATAAGCATCCATTCTCAGATCATGTGCTGATGGAATATTAATATCTACTCCAGAACATCCAAAAAACTGAGTTAATGACTTAGAATCATATTTTATAATAGAAGATGTTCCATTATCAAAATTTGCTACTAAAGTACCTGTGGTTCCAAATCCTACAGTAGAATCTACATCTAAAACAGTAGATCCAACAGAAACGGAACTTATTACTCTAGTATTAGGATGAATAGAAAACTTACCAGATATTTCCTCAAATGTTCTATCATAATCTAAACTTAATCTATAATATGTTTTATCACCTCTTATAATTTTTTCTACAGCATTAACTGCTCCAGTAGCTTTAGGAAATTCACCAGCATCTTGGAATATATTTCTATTAAGAAGATCCATAGGATCTCCTTCAATAGCTTCCACTACTACTTGTTTAGATATCTTATAATTTGCATTTGAAGGAATAAAAAGATGATCCCGAGGTTTAATTACTTCTACATCTTCTCCATATAAAGCGCGAAATAAAATTTCAAAGGATTGATCAGTTCCTTTAGAAGAATAAAAATCTTTTGCTTGTTTAACAAATAATCTCTTGTTAATATCAGAAGATAAAGTCCTTTCTTCAAACCCAGGAGTAATTTGTCTCTTTACTTTATTAAAAAATTCCTGTAAAAATCTAACACTTAAATTATTAACTATAGTCCCTGAAGAATGTGTAGAAATTCCTGATTGAGCAAAAACAAGCTCATCGGACTTATTAGGACTTCTATATGATGTAATACCACTAAATCCTCTAGAACATCCAGTAAAAGAATTAGTAGTAATTCCACTATAAGTGATTATTTCATTATTAATTTGTATTAATCCATAAGATTCTGGAAACCCAGTAGTAGAATCTACAGAAATGATATTATCAGTAATTCCTACATTACTTGATAAAGATGTATAATTTATTAGGTCTGTTAACTCATCAACTTTTATATACTTATCTAAATTTTGAAGAACATCTAAAGTTGAACCTTGACCCTCTAAAGCAGTATAATATTGCGATAAAAAATCACCAGCAAGAGGAAAATCCGATCTTACAAAATCTGGAAGTTGATTTTTAACAATTGAGCTAATTTTGACTCTTGTATTTTCTGACATTTTATAATAGTGTTAAATTCCTACTGGTAAAATTGTTAATATGGAGATGTTGAAGGAGATCCTAAAACATATGTATCAGAGAATAAAAGAGTGGTATTTGTACTTTCAGATTCAGTTAATCTTGCTATATCACCCTCCATATAACTGGAAGTAGCTGTATAAAGATTTCCTGCAGAATTTTCACCTGAAGTAATGGTATCAGATATCATATCTATTGTGCTACCATTAATATCTAGTTGCAAATAAAGATCCTGTAAACCAATAACATCATTTGATCTAGGACATGCAGAAATTTCAATAATAGGTATTTCTTGAACTTTCTTAGATGTTCCTGTAATATTAATTGGATTTAATAGAATTTCACCTTTCTCATAATAAACAGTTCCAACATTATTACTTACTATGATGGGTGTATTTCTAGATTGTAGTTTAAATAAAAATAATGTTCCTGCTCTATGATTTTCATCTGGAATATCACCCAAATATAAAGTATCTGAGACTCCAAAAACATTAAATCCTGATGATTTAATATTATATCCTTTATCACTCTTTACGTAGAAAGGATTACCAAAACAGAGTTCATATTCTGCATTTTGATTTAAAGAAGGTCTTAAATCCCTTCTTATTTCTACTTTAGTAATATTAGATGTTATTGATTCATTACTATTATCAACAATTCCTTGGAATTTACTATATTTGAATTTCGCTCCATATCTATTCATTTCAGAGGATTCACTATAAGCAGTTATATTATTTGATAATACAGTTTTCACAGAATCTGCATTTGCTGCTAAATTTGTGTTATAATATGCATTAATATGAACTTCTACAAACAAATATTTCAAATCTAGTATTTCTGTAACGATTCCAGCAACAGAATATTTCCTTAATTTGTTATTAAGGTTATTTTTAATAGAATCTGGTACATAAGGACCATAAAAAGGCTTAATTGTAATAAAAACTTTTCCATATTGAGGTGGATCTAATTCTTCGCCCCCAAAAACTGATACAGATTCAGTTTCTTCATAAATTTTAGGAATTAATGCTTCATAATCACTTGAAGTAACTGCACGATTATATGCAGAGTAAATCTTAGGTGAATATTTCTTAATAGAATCTATAGATTCTATACTTTTACCACCTTCAGAAGAACTAGTAGTACTAATTAAAGAAATTCCCCTACTTACCAAATTATTGTTATTATCTACAATTCTTCCATTAAAAGTAAATGATGTAACCCCATTTCCAGATTCTCCATTAGTAGTAATATAAGAAGCTTCAATATAATTAAGTGCTTCTAACTTTTCTCCAAAAACTCCATCACCAAAAATCATTTCATAACGTTGATCTTCTATTTCTTGAAGGAAATATACTCTAGAAGAGGAAGTAACTTCAACTAATGTATCAGAAAATATGTATTTTTTAGCAGAAGTACTAGATTGAGTATCTCTTACTTGTACTTCAAGGGTCGAAGTGTCAACATTTGGATTTTCTATCACATATCTTGAAGGTGGAGCAGGTAAATTAGCAGAAACAGTGAAATTTGAAGTTAAATATGTCCCTTCATAGATGGTAACATTGTTAAAAGTAGCAATTCCATCAACAACTGGAACTGTTATATCACTTGGAATAGCAAAAGAGTAACTTTCTGACCCAAAAACTGATGTTGAAGTAGTAACAGTACCTTTTTTAAGAGTTAATTGAACAGGTTTAGTAGTAAAACCAGTAGTATCTACAAAAAATGAAATTATTGCTCTTGCTGCAGTAGTAGATCGTGGTGTATAACCTATATTTCTTGCTAATGCTACTACATTTTCTCTTAAAGTAGCACTATCAAGGAAGACTTCATTGCTAATCATGTTAGCATTGTATGAAGATATGTAAGTATTGTATGCTAATACATCAATTATGTTAGAAAGATTAGATCCTTCAAAATCATAATCAGTAAAATTGGAATTTTCTTTCAAATAATCCCTCAATGAGGTTTTTATTTGATCAAAATCTAGGTCGGTAAAATTAACTAATGCCATTTATCTTGTTGGCTGGAGTGCAAATGCTAATTGTTGAGGAAGAGCATCAATTCCTATAATATCATAAATGATTTTAACATTAAATTCATTGTCATCATAGTTTGGATCAATAACTACATCTTGTAATTCAACTCTCGGTTCATAATTATTGATGGTTTGTCTGATTTCATCTTCAATAGCAGATGCTGAAATGTCATCTACGTTCTCAAATAGTAAATCACTTACTCTAGAACCCAAATTCTCATTAAAAAAACGCTCTCCAGGAGTAGTAAGCACTAAATTTCTAATAGAACGTGCTATAGCAGTTTCATTTTTAACTCCAATAAGGTCAGAATTGATAGGATTTACTTCAAAAGACATGCTAATATCTTTAAATCCTCTGCTTACCCTTTCGACAGGCATAAAATACTACGAAATCTAACTTATTTATTAACGTTAATTCATAAAAAAAGAGGTCTATTGACCCCTTTACTATTTTCCTTGTCCTCGGTACCGTTTTTTTGCCTTATTTCTAGAAGAAGCAGCATATTTAGTATGTTTTCCTTCTCCTTGACGAGTCTTTTTAGGTAAAGATTCAATAAAAACAGTTCCTAAGAGAGATTTTTTGACTGGCATAATTATTCCTCCAATTCTTTAATGACTTTATCAGCTCTTTCTATTAGATCTACAGCAGATATAAGACTTTCA